GGATCACGCTACCAGTGATGGTTCAAAGAACTTCAACTTCAATGACGAGCCACGCAAGAAATTTGTGGTGTACGAGTACTGGGGTTACTGGGACATCGATGGCACCGGACTGGTCAAGCCATTCGTGGCTTCGTGGGTTGGCAATACCCTAATCCGCATGGAAGAAAGTCCGTATCCGGACAAAAAGATTCCGTTCATCTTCGTTTCGTATCTGCCGGTTCGTAAGTCGATCTACGGTGAGCCAGATGGCGCACTGCTCGAAGACAACCAGAAAGTAATCGGAGCTGTTACCCGTGGAATGATCGACATCATGGGCAAGTCCGCAAATGGCCAGACCGGCATTCGCAAAGACATGCTCGATGTGACCAACCGCAGGAAGTTTGACAAGGGTCAGGACTACGAGTTCAACCCCAACGTGGATCCAAGGCAAGGCGTGTTCATGCACACCTACCCAGAGATTCCAAACAGCGCCCAGTTCATGCTGCAGATGCAGAACATGGAAGCCGAGTCGCTGACCGGTGTCAAAGCCTACTCCCAAGGCGTGTCTGGTTCGACCCTTGGTGATGTGGCTGCAGGTGTCCGCGGTGCCCTGGATGCGGCCTCCAAGCGAGAGCTTGGCATTCTGCGTCGCCTGAGCGCCGGCATGGTCAAGATTGGTCGCAAAGTCATCTCCATGAACTCCGAGTTCCTTTCGGACAAGGAAGTGATCCGGATCACCAACGATGAGTTTGTCACGGTGCGCAAGGACGACCTACCGGGCAACTTCGATCTGCGCCTGTCGATCTCTACTGCAGAGGAAGACAACAACAAAGCCGAGCAGCTGGCTTTCCTGCTGCAGACGGTGGGTCCGAATGGCGATCCAGAGATGACCAAGATGATTCTGGCTGACATCTCCAAGCTGCGGAAGATGCCTGACCTGGCTCACAAGATTGAATCGTTTCAGCCACAGCCTAATCCGCTGGCTCAAGAGAAAGCCCAGCTGGAGATTGAACTGCTCAAAGCGCAGATTGCCAAAGAGAATGCTCAGGCAATGCAGTATCAAGCCAGTGCACAACTTGATGGTGCCAAGGTTGGTACAGAAAGCGCCAAGCAAGGTCACCTTAAATCGAATACTGACCTAGCCAATCTAGACTTTGTTGAACAAGAGTCTGGAGTTAAGCAGGAACGTGATCTCCAAAAGGTTGGTGAGCAAGCTAGAAGCCAAGGCCAATTGAAAGCCATGGATCATGAGATGCAGAGAGACAACCAGAAACACGATCTGCTTAAGGAATATTTAAAAAATAGAACAAATGCGTAATATGTTCTATGATTACGCCTGTAATTTAAACAACTTTATCTATTAACCTTATGAAAGCACTGGTAGACCAATGAGCAATGACACAATTCAAGAGATTGAACTGAACATCTCACATGCACGGAAGATCGTAGACGTTGGTGACTCCCTTGAACGACTCCGGAATAACCGGGATTTCAAGAAAGTCATTCAAGAAGGTTACTTTGAGCAGGAAGCCATTCGCTTGGTGCACCTGAAATCGGACCAGAACTTCCAAACGCCAGAGCGTCAGCAATCAATCGTCAGTCAGATCGATGCAATTGGTGCATTGAATCAGTATTTTCAGACTGTGTTTCACAAATCCGCTCTTGCCAGGAAGGCAATTGAGTCAGATGAAGAAACCCGCGATGAAATTCTGGCTGAGGAGATTGCATCATGAGTACCGAAAACGTTGAAGCTGTAGAACAACCGTCTTACCTGAACATGTCTGACGCAGAGATCATGAATGCGGCTGCTCCTGAGGAAATCGTGGTTCCTGACGAGGAGATTTCTGAAGATCCTGTAGAGCCTGCTGATGAAACTGCAAAGGAGGAGCCAGAAGCTGAGGCTCCGGACGCTGACGACGAGGCCGCCGACAAGGCGGGCGAGAAGGAAGCGGACGAGCCAGCAGAAGACAAGGAAGATAAGCAGGAAACTGAAGAACCTACCAAGGATGAGTCAAAAGTTGACTTTGAATCCGAGTACAAACGGCTTCTGACACCCTTCAAAGCCAATGGGCGTGAAATTGCAGTCAACAGCGTTGACGATGCAATTGCCCTGATGCAGATGGGTGCGAACTACAACAAGAAGATGGCTGCACTCAAGCCCAATCTCAAGTTGATGAAGATGCTGGAGAACAACCAGCTTCTGAATGAAGAGAAACTGAGCTATTTGATCGACCTGAGTAATAAAAACCCAGATGCGATCAACAAGCTGGTGAAGGAAAGCGGCATTGATCCAATGGATCTTGACGCTGAAAAAGCAGGTGCATACAAGCAGTCTACTTACACTGTTGATGACCGTGAGATTGAGCTGGATACGGTGCTGGATGACCTCCAAGGCACGCCTTCGTACAACCGGACACTCGAGATTGTTAGCACTAAGTGGGACGGTGCAAGCAAACAGGTAATCGCTGGACAACCGCAGCTGTTGAAAGTCATCAATGACCACGTTGAAAGTGGCATCTACGACATCATCAGTAAAGCGATTGAAAGCGAGCGCGTGTTTGGTCGCTTGAATGGGTTGTCTGATATTGAAGCTTACCGGCAAGTCGGTGATGCGATTCAGGCTCAAGGCGGGTTTAACCATATTGGTCAGGGTAGCTCCCCAGCCAATGGGCAACCAAACGCCAAAGGTCAGGTCGTTACTCCGAAACCAAGTAAAGCCGATGACGACAAACTGAAAGACAAAAGGCGAGCTGCAAGCTCCACTAAGCCTGCTGCACCGAGTGCGGGATCCAAGGACTTCAATCCATTGGCTCTCTCGGACGAGGAGTTCAGCAAGCTGGTTAACAAAAATCTCCTGTAACTAATACAAAGGTCCAGCTATGACTCAAAAATTTAATGCCCCTCCTTCGACGCCTTCGAGCGTTGGCCCGCAAATCATCAATGAGTTCTATCAGAAGAAAGCTCTGATCGAAGCTCAAAAAGAACAGTACTTCAGCCAACTGGCTGATGTGACTTCCATGCCTAAAAACATGGGTAAGAAGATCAAGCGTTATCACTACATCCCGATGCTTGATGATCAGAACTTGAACGACCAAGGTATCGATGCTGCCGGCGTTGCAATCTCTGCAACTGGCTACACCGTGACTCTGGGTGCTCTGGCTCAGACGTTTACCGTTGAAGCCAACGCAACTGCTGCCGCTGCTGCAATCAATGCGATCCAAGCCGGTGTTGCAGTCAAGTCTGGCTCTGCCAATCCTTGGACTGTGACTTCCAGCAAGCTGGTTCTGAACGTCACGACTTCGGTTCTGTCGGCTGCTGTCATCGCTGCTGTACCTGGTGCTTCGGTCAAGCAGGGTTCGGGCAATCTGTACGGTTCGTCTAAAGACATCGGCACTATCAGCGGCAAGCTGCCTGTGCTGTCCGAGTCGGGTGGTCGCGTCAACCGTGTTGGCTTCAAGCGTAAAGAAATCGAAGGCACCATCGAGAAGTTTGGCTTCTTCGATGAGTACACCCAAGAGTCGCTGGACTTTGACACCGACGCTGAGCTGATGATGCACATCAACCGCGAAATGGTGATGGGCGCCAACGAGATCACCGAAGACGCACTGCAGATCGATCTGATCAACGCAGCTGGTGTGATCAAGTACGCTGGTGATGCCACCACGAACGCCGAGATGGGTTCGAACGATCTGGTTACTTACGGTGACCTGATGCGTGTGTCGATTGACCTGGATAACAACCGCACTCCGAAGATGACCAAAGTCATCACCGGTACCCGTCTGGTTGATACCCGCGTCATTCCTGCTGGCCGCGTTGCCTACATTGGTTCGGAACTGCTCCCGACCTTCAAGGCAATGAAAGACCTGCATGACAATCCTGCTTTCATCGCTGTCGAGAAGTACGCTGCTGGCGGTACTACTGTGACCGGTGAAGTCGGTGCTGTTGATGCACTGCGTATCGTCGTCGTGCCTGAGATGATGAAGTTTGCTGGCGCTGGTGCAGTTGTCACCGACACCATCAACTACGACAACGGTCTGAAGTACGACGTTTTCCCGATCCTGATCGTGGGCGACGAGTCCTTCACCACCATTGGCTTCCAGACCGATGGCAAGTCCGTCAAGTTCAAGATCACCCACAAAGCTCCTGGCGAAGCAACTGCTGACCGCAACGATCCTTACGGTGAAATGGGCTTCATGTCGATCAAGTGGTACTACGGCTTCATGGCTCTGCGCCCTGAACGTATTGCTCTGATCAAAACCGTAGCACGCCTGTAAGCAAGGCTTGGGGAGTGGGCTTCGGCCCATTCCCTATTTTTGTTTTATCAACCTAAGGAACCGCAATGTCCAGTATCGATAACGATGAAATCCTTCCAGTGCAAGACGAACTAGCAGCACTCAAGGCGCGAGCAGATCTGCTTGGCCTGTCGTATCACCCGACAATTGGCGTTGAAAAGCTGCGTGAGAAAGTCAATGCAGCAGCAACGTCCACGACTGAAGCTCCCGTTGCAGCCACTGTTCCTGAGAATCTGAATCCAGCAGTGGAAAGCGAAGCTGAGCGCCGTTACCGCAAGAAGCGTGAAGCCAATGAACTGGTTCGCGTACGTGTGACTTGCATGAACCCTGCCAAATCCGAATGGGAAGGCGAGATCTTCACTGCCGGCAATTCGCTTGTTGGCTCGTTTACCAAGTTTGTTCCGTTCAACTCTGAAGATGGTTGGCACATTCCGCGGATCATCTACAACCAGATGATCGAGCGCAAATGCCAGATTTTTGTCACGACCCGTGATGCGCGTGGCAATAGCACCCGCACCGGCAAGCTGATCAAAGAGTTTGCAATTGAAGTGCTGCCTCAGCTGACCGTGGACGAACTGCATGATCTGGCTCAACGCCAAGCCATGGCAAAGAGTATTGATTAACCTGTAGCAAAGCCTGGATAGACCTATGACAGAACTCGTAATCGGTGACCTAACTTCCGCAACCCTGGATGGTCAGGGTGTCTTTGATGTTCTGATGCGTGCCAACAAGGAGCATCTGGATTCGGAGTTCAACAAGAACCGAATCAAAGGCGCCGAGTACTCGACGGTTTATCTGGGCTCGCTGACGCAGGTGATGAGCACTGCGCTTCAGTTTGTCCTCAGCAAAGAGAAGATCAATCTCGAGTCACAGCTTCTGCAGCAGCAGATCCTGCTGGCTCAAATCGAAGTCATCAAGGCTAGTGCTGCAGTCAAGCAGCTGGAAGCTCAGACCCTGTTGGTCGAGCAGCAGATCAAGAATGCCGCAGCAGAGCTTGTGATCATCCAAGCCAATGCACTGAAGGTTCCTGCGGAAATTGCACAGATCGAGTCTCAGACACTGCAAGTCAAGCAGGCCACTGCCAATCTGATTTCGCAGAAGGTTCAGATCGAGAACCAGAGCTCGTTGATCAAGCAGCAGGAACTGAACGCAGTCATCGAAGCCACTGTGTTGGTTGCTACCGAATGCAAGCTGCGTGCTGAGTACGACCTCCTGGTCAGCAACACGATCAAGTCGGCGCAGGAAGTTACTCTGCTGGCTCAAAAGGTGGCTACCGAAAAGGCTCAGGTCACCGCGATGGGTGTGGACGACGACAGCGTGCTGGGTAAGCAGAAACGCCTGTACCAGGCTCAGACGGATGGGTTCACCCGAGATGCCGAGCAGAAGGCTGCGAAGGTCATGGTGGACTCCTGGAACGTTCGTAGAACCACTGACCCAGACAGTGCGCCGGCAGACAGCACCAACGGTCTGAACGACGCAGCAGTGGGTCGAGCGGTCAACAAGCTGCTCACAGGTGTGAATGCATAAAGCACCTTGAGCACGTAGTACAAGGGGGGCTGATGCTCCCCTTTTTTATAAAGCCGGTTGGGGGGACGTATGGGATTATTCAGTAGCGATTATGTGACGACAGTTGGTACGTCCGTATCTCGACTTGTTGAAGATAAAAGAATCCCAGACAGCGTCAAAACCGGCGTATTGAAAGCCTTGTTTCAGGATGGTGATACTCCGTCATACATCATGGAAGAAGTGGTTGCCAGCATTGGTATCCGTGCTGACAGGTACTACCGGTATGGTCGAGACAAGTACGTTCATGGCCTTCCATCAGGTCAACGCCTGTCCTCAACCCGTGGTGTAGATCAGGTCACGGCAATCTTGTCTGCATTGCATGGCTCAAAAGCTTCAGTCGAATACTGTCATTTTGGTGTTCCTAATTCATTGCATATTGGTTGGGTCAAGCTTGTCGATGTCTATGGATACAACGAAGACACTAACGAAATTGCGGCGCTGAGCCAAGAGAAAGGTAGTCCGGTTTATCTCAAAGATATGGTGGTGGTCATTCCTGAAGAGAGTCTTAAATTGCGAACTCTCGCTGCGTTGACTCCTTGGGGGACACCAGCAAACGCAGGCTACACACCAAATCGCACATTCAATGGCGGCGCATTAGGTGGAATGACCAACGCATCCCCAATCAATGTTGATCCAGCACTTGAAGTCGAGCATGTGCGTATCGACTACACCTGGCAAACAATCAAGACCACGACAGTCAATGGAGCAGCTGTCGTTACGACGACTTCATTCGATGCCTCGATGATTGTGTCGCTGGTTGATTACTTTGATACCGGCGAGTACTACCACGCCAAGTATGTCGTCAATGGCGATACAAAGTATTGGATGTATCGCGTGGGCTCAGGTGACTACGCAGACCTGGATGCCAACTTTGAAACACAAACAACAGAGTCAGGAACGTATTTTCCTTTTGCGTATTTTAGATATGCAAAAAGCTCGCTGATCAAAGACAAAACGTCTGAGCAATACAAAACGTCCAAGAGATTGACCAAGATCATTGGACTGGACTATGACGCAGTGGCTGAAGCCATTGATAGCAATCCGGATATCAAGCAAGTAGAGCAAGCCATGCTGATCATGGCAGTTCCAGCTAATACAGAGAACGAAATAGAACAGCGATACCTATTTGATTTCTTCAATAATCTTTATGAAGATGAGGAAAGCAAGGCTTCCTCACCAATCTCTGCTGGAATCAGGCTTTCTCAGCTGTCGCTTTTTAAGCAGGCAAACGTAGCGCCCAAGTCATCGATTGTCATCCAAGACAAGAAGTTCAAGATGGCTTTGACCAACGACGGCATCTACAAAAAGTACGTTGCTGGAAGCATTGGGGCTGTTGATTCCTATTCCAGCGCAATGGAGACATATGAGCTTGAAGTACCTGTGCAGCAGTTCAATGGCCCAAGCTCTATAAAGATTCAAAAAGAGAAAGCACATATCTACAGACATCAGTTGACTGAGGGTTTGTACGAAGAGCTACGAGTCAATAAGCTGACGATGGTTTATCACATCTATGGGCAGTACACCGCTACTGGTGATGAAGCAGATAACATTCTTCTGGTTCCACTTGATCGGTCGATTACGGATAAATATTCGATTCTTGATCAGGAGCCTTTGTACACTCGCTCATTGCACTTTGTTTTCAACAGCCGAGTGGTCACGGAAGTGAAGTGGTATCAGCAAGAATGGTTCAGCATCTTTCTTATTGTTATTGCAGTTGTCTGGGAGATTTCTACTGGCTTCTCTGATGGCGGTCAGGCGCTTGCACTGGCGCTTGGTGTATCGCAAGTAACGCTTGTGCTTTTATTGATACTTATTGATATGGCAATTGGATTGTTGGTTCAATTGACATTGAAGCTGTTTGTCAAAGTGTTTGGCAAAGACATTGCAACTATTGCTGCAATCATTGCCATTATTTACGTTGGTTATCAAGGATTCAACATGGGGTCGCTGGCAAAAGTTCCATATGCCGGTGACCTGATCATGCTTGTAAATGGTTTGCAAAGTGAAATTCTTAGGTCAATGTATGTTGACCTTAAAAATGAAGCCAGTGACTTTAGTTTGTTTCTTGAAAAGCAGACAGCGTTGCTGGATAAGGCAAAGGATTTGCTGGATGACACGGTGGCATTGAACCCCTTTATTATATTTGGGGAAAAGCCAAACGATTATTACAACCGTACTGTTCATTCCGGTAATATTGGCATCTTAGGCTTGGAAGCTGTTTCCTCTTATGTGGATATTGCGCTTACATTGCCAACGATAAATGATTCATTAGGGGGTGCAGTATGAATGGAATGAAACTACCAACATATGGGAACGTAAGTGGCAACGGCTTGGTGGCTCCACCAAACCTTTATCCAGACATCAACTCTCAGATGACTACTGCTGAAGGCTTCAGCGGTGGCAACTATTCAATGGGCTCCAACTGGGGTGCGCCTCAGATGGGTGATCTAGGCGGAATGGGTGGTGGCGCTGGAATCATGGGCTCGCTTCCAAATACTTCTCTTGGTGGTACCGGTACGGTAGACCCAAGTATTTGGTCCCAGTTAGGTAACTGGGCCAAAGGTACTGGTCTTGTAGGTTCCACTGACGCAAAAGGAATCAAGACAGATGGCTGGGGTGGCTTGGCTCTAGGTGCCGGCTCTGCACTGTTCAATGGTTATCTAGGCATGCAGCAGTATGGCCTTGCCAAAGACTCGTTCAACTTCCAGAAAGACATGGCTCTCAAGAACTACGAGAACCAGAAACGAACGACCAACGCAGCACTTAATGATCGTCAAGTTCGTCGCAACATTGAGCGACCTGATTCCATGGCAGCAGCGGACTACATGGCTCAATATGGAGTTCGATAATGGCTAACCCAATCACCTGGCAGAACGTAAACGCACCGAATCTTGCTGATTCGCTTCGTCCAATGGAGTCGGCTCAACGAAGCATTAACTCTTCGTTCGACACCCTTGGCAATCTCCTTAAGCAGCGTGAGGCAACTGACGCAGCAAACACAGTTACTGAACAGCAGAATGCAAAGCTGGACTACCAGACGCTGATGCAGGGCTACACCACGCCTGAACAACTCAATGCACCAGGCGTGCAAGAGATGCTGGCTCAGCGGCTTCAGGCTTTGGCGCCTAACGTTCGTGGTGAAGTGCTTGGCTTGCAAGATGCACGCCGTACAGCATTGCAGAATCAAGTCTTGGCGGGTAACGACTACACGACAAAGGTTAGAGACACAGCACTCGAGCCTGTGATGGCCCAAGGTCGCATGATTATGGAGACAGGTACGCCAGAAGAAAAAGCAGCTTTCTTGAAAGACAACCCAAATCTTCCTCAAGGCTGGATGCTTGCTCAGCAGGCCCGTACTGTTGATCAAGGAAATAAAACGTTTGATCTTGCTCAGCGAACAGGCAATCAAACCATTGCAAATGGAGTTGCTAATTCGAACCTGAACAACGCACAAGCCACAGATATTCCTTTAGCTCGACAGGATGCTCAAACCAAACTTCATAATGAAGGTATTGCAAAGCTGATGGAACAAGTCACCCTTGCTACTAAAGCATTGGGTGCAACTGCTGCTCCAAATAGTGGTGGTGCAGGCGTGAGTGGTGGTAGTGGCGGTGGAAAGTCTGAAGTTGGGGACATTCTTAAAGCAATGGTTCCTGATGAGGCAACTCGTTTTAAAGTTGCTCAACAACTTGCACGCATTACTGCGGATCCTTCCAATCAGTATTTGACTGATGAAGAGAAGGTAAGCATTGCTGTTGGTTCGGTAAAGCCGGATGGTTTGTGGAACAAGTGGTTTGGTGACAAGCCCCCTACGTCCGAAGAACTGTTGGCTTCTCTCAAAAAGAGTCCTGCTTACGTTCAACGTGAAGCTACTCGCGTTGCTGCAGAGACTGCTGCACGCGAAAACTTGGGTGGCTTGCGAGCTACGTTGCAATCCGCAAATCGTAATCCTGCTGGCGCTGCTCCTGCGGGCAATGTTTCAGCAATTGATCGTGCAGCCAGTGCAGCTGCTACTGGTGGTTCCAGAGGAATTGCCAATGCAATCTTTGGTCAGGAATCTGGCAGAGGTACTGCTGATACATCCAAGACAAACAGTCAGGGCGTAACAGGTCCGATGCAAGTCAAGGACACCACGTTTGCTGATATGAAAAGACTTGGACTCATTCCTAAAAGCTATGAGCACACGAATCCTGAACATAACAAAGATGCTGGTTTCAAATGGGTTGATTACCTGAATAACAAATACGATGGTGATCCTGCAAAAGTAGCTGCGGCTTACTATGGTGGTGAAGGTGCGGTCAACAAAGATGGCAGCATCAACCGAGATTGGAAAAACAAGGAACGTCCTAACGATCCAACCGTTGGTCAATACGTTGATCAAGTAATCGGTCGCATGGGTGCAGCGCCTGCATCAAGTCCAGCTGCTGTTGTTGCTCCTGGCGCTGCTGTTCCTGCACCAAACAAGCCTGCTGTTATTCCTGTAAAGGATGCACCAAAACCAGAGACTCCTGCAGCTGCTGCGGCACGACTAGAGCGTGCATTGCTGGGCAAGCAAGCTGCACTTGAGCAGGACGAGGTTAATGCTGGCGTTCGTAAAGCCGTATCTCCTGAAGTCCAAAAGTATCTGGATAAGGAAATAGCTGCGCGAGATAAAGAAGATAGAAAAGCAATTGTTGGTGCAGTTAAAACTGCAGGTCGTGGTGCTGAAGATGTAAGTGCAGCTTTCAACGATATTTTTACTTTGCCTGTACGTGGAGTAATGGGTGCTGCTAACACTCTGCTTCGCGTTCCTAATGCGTTTGGTGCAAACATTCCGTACATTCCAGACAACGGTCTTCTAAGTAGTCTGACTCCTTACTCGGATGGTATTCAACAGCGTCGTCAAGCTAGTGTGAACACACCAGATCTTAAAGCCCGTCGTGCTGCGTTTGAGTTGGAACAAAAAGCCTTGCGTGAGGACTTAAAAAAAAAGTCTCCGGTAAGTGATGCTGCGCCTGCGGTGACTGCTCCTGTTCCGGGACAGTCACCCAGTTCGCTTCCTATGGATGGGCTTGGTAACTCACCTACGCCTACCAAGTCTTTGGGTGCATTCGAAGCACCTGCGCCAGTCTCAGTACCCACAATCGATGCTAAAGGACAGACCACAACCAAAGTCGTCAAACCTGAAACTACGCATGTCGCATTGAATCTAGCAACAGGTGCAGCTGAACCTTCTAAAACGCCTACTAAAGTTCCGGACGTTCAATGGAGTCAGCCAGTCACTGTTGTTAAAGCTGATCCTTCAGTTCAAAGCGCCGGACCAAAGACTAAAACAGTAGTTACGTTTGCTGCTGAGCCTGGGAAAGTCACAGGAGTTTCAGATGGTGACGGTGCATATGTAAAGCGTGCTGATGGATCAACGATCAACTGTCGTATTGATAATATCAATGCTCCTGAAGTCGCACATCCAAAGTACAGCAACAAGCCGGCACAACCTTATGGGAATGAAGCCAAGAAGACTTTAGAAGAGATGATTCTGAATAAGGAAGTCACACTGCGAGTATCCAAAGAAGCAAGTGCAGGCAATGCAAAGTATGGTCGTGCATCATGTCAGATCGAGATTGAAGGCAAGGATGTCAGTACGGAAATGATTCGACAGGGTATGGCTTGGCTTTATGGGCGATACTCCAAAGATCCAACTCTTGCTGCATTGCAGGCTACTGCCAAGAAAAACAGAGTGGGATTATGGGGCGGAGTCAATCCTATTGACCCAGAAACATATAGCCACATGCCGTGGAGGTAATGGCTTTTGAAGCTGGGATAAATGCATAGTCCATTAGTAATTGGCTATAATCAGAAAACTCAATTACGAATGGACTATGTATGCCATCTTTCGACCTCGATGCTTATTTTGCTTCTAAAGCGGCAACTAGTAATGTAGACAGCAAACTTGCTGATCTGGAAGCCGCATCCAAAGCAAAGATGGTCGATCTGCAAGAGCATCGTGATGCTGCTGAGCAGTTCATGGCAACCAAAGCTGCCAATGACAAGATCGTAAGCGAGTCCTGGGCTGGGCGTCTTGGATTGCCGTCTGGGGAAGTACCAAGCAATCTGGTCAATGACGCTGCATCCTTAGTTGCTGGTACGTCCAGACTTGCTGGTCAAGTTGGGTCAGTAGTTCCTGGCCTGATGGCAACCACAGCTGACATGGGTCAGTCTGCGGAAGACACCAATGCGTGGAACAGGATCAAGTCTGGGCAAGGAACGCCTATCGACAATTTGATTCTGGATCGACGTAATCCTGGTTCTGACAAGACTATTCGTCAGGGCTTTATGGATGCGGAAGCCAATCGAAAGACTTCTCGCCAAGTCACGGATTTCTTCAATCTCGACAAGATTGTCGATCCAACCAATCGCAACAATCTCACCAAGGATCTGTCGAAAGGATTTCAAGAGCCTTGGGCTCAGCTATCTGCTGGCGTTGATGCAGCATCGAATGGCGATGTACTTGGTGGTTCGGTCAATGCCGTAGAGGGTCTGGCAAAGATCTTCTACAACGCTGGTTCAGCAGTCCTGTCCAATCCTGCTGCAGTGAGGGAGTTTGTTCTTGAAAACGCTCCGCAACTGTTTGTCGGTCTTGCGGGTGCTCCAGGCAAAGCAGCCATGTTGGCCAGCAACATTGGCTACGCTGCAGACAACTACCAGCAGTTCATCGAGAACTACGCCAAGGAAAACAACGGGCAACTTCCTCCCAAAGAACTGATGGTTGAGATGGCCATGAAGTCCGCAAGCCTTGCAGCTGCGGAGCAGGGCAGTGACGTTGTTGGTTTGGGTGTCACCAAGCTGGGTCGCAAGACTGCAGAAGGTGCTGTTGACGCAACACGCACCGGATTCAAGGAAAGCCTGAAGAACATCGGTAAAGCAGCAGGTGCTGGCTTTGCGTCTGAGGCGCCTACCGAGGGTTACCAGACTTACATGGAAGGCAATATCACTGGCAAGGATGTCACTGCCACGGATATCTTTACTGGTTCGGTCATTGGTGGCGTATCAGGAGCAACGCTCAGTGGTGGCGGTAGAACGCTTGCTGAGCTATCTGGCGTAACTCCTGAGAAGCTGCTGGCTCGCAAAGACCAGACAAACAAGACAGACGTACTGAAAACTGCAATCCAGACCGGTGATGTTACTGCTTTGCTGGATCCAAAAAGCAAAGCGTATTCTCCGGACACTGCAGTCCATGCCTTGCATGAAAACAGCAAGCTGGACACCACAACGCCTGAGGCCAGACAAGCCAACCTCGAGCAAGCCTCGAAGATCATCTCCGACCTCGAAACTCAACGAATCGACATTCAAAGCAGCCTGGATCGCACCACTCCAAGTGGGCTGCAAGCACAGCTGGCTACGCTGAAAGAGCGTCTGGCAAATCTTGATCCTGCGGATGTCAAGACTGCTGCTGAATACACCGATGGCATTGCGTTCTTTGAAGAAGAACTTCAAACGATGGCACTTCGAGATTCGAGTGCCGAGATCAAAGGTTACAAGGATCAGTTGGCCAGCATCGACAAGCAGCTGGCCGACGCAAACAAAACCATCACGGAGTTCAACCAGACGGTAGCGGGCAAGACTGATCTTGCTGCAGACCTGGCGGCGCTCAACGTCCCAGCTGATTCCAGCACGCCTGAAACCACCGCGGCCTCACAGGTAGCTGCGAACCGCATTATCAACCTGTCTATGGCCTCGCCAGAGCTTCTGGATGCCAAGACAGCTACCGAGCTTGCCAACAACGCTGGCAACGCCCTGACGGAGCCTCAGCGTGCGTACCTGAGGTCGTTCTCGGCGGCACGGATTGCAGCGAACGCAATCAAGTCCAAGAACAACGTGTCCGACGAGATTCTGTACGGCTCGCCTGCCGGCAGCGCAATCAAGAACGTGGGCATTGAGCAGTACCGCGCACAGATCACGGCGGCACTGGCAGCAGGCAATCAGGCGCTGGCTGACAAAAAGCTGGAGCTGCTGAACAAGTTT